CATGTGGACACACAATTTACGACTCAAGACTTGTCTTTGTCGTTAGATATGTTCTCGGACCGTGTACTAAAACCTGCTATTGCAGCAATCGCCAACAAAATCGACTTTGACGGCACCACAATGGCAGTTGACAACACCGCTAATACCGTTGGTACAGCTGGTGTAGTTCCATCTGACATCGCAACATTCTTGACCGCCCAGGCTTTCTTGGATGGTGAAGGCGCTCCCCGTGACGGTAAGCGTTCTTGCGTTGTTGACCCATTCACCGGCGCTAGTATTGTTGGCTCCTTAAAGGGTTTATTCAACCCACAAGGTTCCATCGCTGGCCAGTATGAAAAGGGAATGATGGGTCGCGACACCATTGGTATGAACTGGTATATGGACCAAAACATCGTGTCCCATACTTACGGTTCTTACGCAACGGCCACAATGACTACGAATACCTCTACATTTACAGGTTCGTTGACAACTGGCTGGGCTCAGACTTCATCCATCACAATCTCTGCTGTTACCGCTAATGCCGTATTAAAGCAAGGCGATACCATTCAGATTGCTGGTGTGTTTGCAGTCAACCCACAGAACCGCCAGCCCTACGGTGGTAATGTATTGCGTAACTTTGTAGTAACTGCCGATGTAACAATTACTAGTGGTGGATCAGCAACTGTAATCGTTAGCCCTGCAATTATTACTGCTGGTCAATTCCAAAATGTAACCGTGGCAACTACATCTGCAACTGCAGCTGTAACACCATTTAACAAAACTGGTATTGTCAGCCCACAGAACTTGGTGTTCCATCGCAATGCGTTTACCCTGGCTACTGCCGACCTCCAATTGCCAGACGGCGTACATTTTGCAGGCCGTGCAAGCGATAAGGATAATGGCTTGTCGATTCGTGTGGTGCGTCAATACACCATTAACAACGACTCCATCCCAACCCGTTTAGATGTTTTATACGGCTGGGCTCCGCTTTACCCAGAACTCGCCTGCCGCGTAGCAGCTTAATAGGAAAGGAACCTTATCATGCCAAATCCAGGACCAGCAACTACCCAAACAACCAATTTTCTGTTTAACGGTGATTCAACAGACGGCATACAAATTGCCGGTGCCGCAGCAGACAAATTGGCTTTTCATGGCTCAACCCCTGTTATTCAAGCAGCTGCAATTACAAACCTTGGCAATAGCGCTACAGGTACGGAAATTGCAACCGCTGTGAATGCAATTTTGGTTGCGTTGCGTAACAAAGGGCTCATTGCGACTTAATCCCGCATGAGACCTGAAAAGGCCATTCTCCAAAAGAGGTGGCCTTTTTTTTGTTTTTATGGTGTAAAAACCTAAAAACATAGGATAATTTAAACATCTCTATTACGAGGATAATCATGGACTCTCTAAAGATTCTTTCCCCAACCTTTCGGTTGGACTTAACAACATCTGCATCATCCGCGCTGCAGCTAATACCAGATACCCCAACCATCGCATTCCGCGTGGCCATTCTTAATACTGGAACGGGTACTGCAGCCATCACTTTTGGCACAACTGATTCCAATATGGCAACTCCAGCGATTGCAGCATCTGGCAGCAGCGGGTCTTATGTTTTGGCTCCTGGTATGTTTTTGCCAGTCATTATTGATTGCCCAAGGCCAAACTTCTTTATTAAAGCCATTTCGTCAGGCACAAACTCGCTCTATTTGACATTAGTGGCAAACGAATAAGGGATTTACCATGTCCAACGACACCGCAAAGACTATAACAACCAATATAGTGCCGGTCCAAGGGACTTTTGAGCCCTTACCGCCATATGAGTGTATTAACCTGATTGGACCTGCTGGGACACCGTTTTTTGCCCCTACAAACCCCGATTTAGACGGGGTGGCCATTACCAATAGCACCATTAATTCCTCAGTAATTGGAGGAACTACACCCGCTGCCGGCACTTTTACCAATGTTGCGACCACAACGGGAACGATTACATCGCCACCAAGCGGCCCTACATCAATTGTTAACCAGGCGTATGTTGATGCAGTAGCGCAAGGACTTGCATTTAAGCAGCCTGCTGATTACACAACCACAGGTAACATTACCCTTTCTGGTTTAACAACTCAAGCTGGCGGAGATTGGGCATCGACCCTTACTGCCGGTGAACGAATCTTAGTTAAAGATCAATCAACACAGTCGCAAAATGGAATTTATGTTGCGGCAAGCGGCGCATGGTCTAGGTCAACTGACGCAAATACTTGGGATGAACTGGTATCGGCTTATCTATTTGTGACATCTGGAACACTTTTAAGTGGTTCAGCTTGGGTAAACACAAACCAACAAGGCGGAACTCTTGGCGTAACCGCGGTTATTTTCGTGCAGTTTTCTAACAATGCCCTTTACACGGCGGGAACTGGCCTAACTTTATCTGGTTTTCAGTTTTTAATTACTAATACTGGCGTATCAGCTGCAACTTATGGTTCGGGCAGTACGGTTCCAGCAATTGCAGTAAACGCCCAAGGCCAGATTACAAGCGCAACTAATACAAGTATTGCTATAGCAGGCAGCCAGGTTACAAGCGGAACGATTGACTCTGCGCGTTTAAGTGGTTCATATTCGGGTATTACCGGTGTTGGCACATTAACAGACCTTACAGTCTCCAATGTTATTACTGGATCAATTTCGGGTAACGCAGCCACCGCAACAACTGCGGGTAGTGCAACTACGGCCACCACGGCTACCAATCTTGCAGGCGGAGCAACTGGCTCTATTCCTTATCAAAGCGGCGCGGGCGCAACAACATTTTTAGCTGCTGGCACTAACGGCCAGGTCTTAACTTTGGCTGGCGGCGTACCAACATACGCGACGCCAACCACGGGAACGGTCACCTCAGTTGGTACTGCTGGAACTGTCAACGGATTAACCCTTACTGGCGGACCAATTACTGGCTCTGGAACGGTTACTTTAGGCGGCACATTAGACTTATCCGCGCCCCCAACCATTGGCAATACAACGCCAAATACAGGTAGATTTACTACTCTGACAGTCGATGACAACTCAACTTTTGGAACTAGCAATAGCGATACCGTTACTTTTAATGCTCGGATTAACTCAGATTTTGATCCAGCAACAGACAATGCTTACGATTTAGGTCGAACAGGCCACGAATGGCGCAATTTGTACATTGATGGAACTGCTAATATTGACAGTTTAATTGCCGATACCGCGGATATTAATGCGGGAACCATTGACAATACATCTATTGGTGCAACGACTGCAGCTGCGGCCAAAGTGACAACCTTAGACATTTCTAGTACCCTGGCTCTTGCTGGATCAACAGGAACAGCTGGTTATGTATTGACTTCCAATGGCGCATCGGCTCCAACTTGGAACGCAAATGCTAATGGTGTAACCATTACCGATGACACTACGACCAACGCAACGCGATACATTACATTTAGCGAATTGACCGCTGGAACAGAAACAACTTTAGATGTTTCATCAACAAAACTTCAATTTAATCCATCAACAGGCAATTTAACATCAACAGTTTTAACATCAACTAACGATGCAACTATCTCAGGTCTTACTGTTGGTAAGGGTGCTGGTGCTGTATCAACCAATGTAGCTGTTGGTGCTAGTGCTTTGGCTGGAAATAGTGTGGGAAGTAATAATACGGCATTAGGCGGTAGTGCTTTGGCGGCTAACACAGTAAGTCGTAATACTGCAATAGGTTATGTTGCTGGTGCGGCTACTACAACTGGACATATTACCGCAGTCGGTGCTTATGCTTTGACTTCAAATACTACTGGTAATTCTAATGTTGCAGTAGGTGGAAATAATGAATCAACAAGTGCGGCATTACAAAATAATACTACTGGAAATAACAATACTGCTGTTGGTGTAGCAGCACTTCAAGCCAACACCACCGCATCAGACAACACCGCAGTAGGTTATCTATCTTTGCTTGCCAATACAACAGGGTCAAGCAATACTGCGATTGGCGACCAAGCCTTGTATTCAAACACCACCGCATCTAATAACACAGCCGTAGGTTATCAAGCTGCATACGCAAATACTACTGGTGTAGGTATATCAGCTTTCGGTACATCCGCATTAGCCGCTAATACGACAGGCTATGGAAATTGTGCTTTTGGTCAATCTGCTTTAACTGCAAACACGACTGGTATTAACAACCTTGCACTCGGTGGAACTAACGCAGTAGATAGTGGACCAGCATTAAACGCAAATACCACAGGTTCAAACAATGTGGCAGTCGGTAATGCGGCATTAGTTAATAACACCACAGGTAGTCAGAATGTGGCTATTGGAAGGCAAACACTTGCATCAAATGGTACTGCATCAGACAACACCGCAGTAGGCTACCAAGCTGGATATAGTAATACAACTGGTAGCTACAATACTGCCATTGGTAATCAAAGTCTCTACTCAAACACTACAGGCTCTTACAGCACGGTCGTAGGTTATCAAGCTGCTTATCCAAACACAACAGGACAGCTTACTGCTGTTGGTGCATTAGCATTGAGAAGTAACACTACAGGCACAGCCAATGATGCTTTTGGTGTAAATACGCTTAATTCAAATACGACAGGCTCTTACAATGTGGCATTAGGTGATTCATCTTTACAGTTAAACACCACCGCATCTAACCACACAGCAATGGGTTATCAAGCGCTTTACGCTAATACTACTGGTGCTAATAATACTGCTTTAGGTTATGGTTCTTTAAACGCAAACACCACCGCCTCTAACAACACAGCAGTAGGTTATCAAGCTGGGTATGCTCTTACAACTGGTGGAAATAATACTTGTATTGGTCTTTCTGCTGGATACGGAACACCTGTAGGCGGAGCAGATATAACTACTGGTGGAAATAATATTTATATTGGGGGTTATTCTTCACCATCGGCTAGTGCTAATTCATCAGAAATTGTTATTGGGTATAACTCTGTTGGAAAAGGTACTGGCACAGGGTTTATGAACGCTGGTGGTGGTGGCAATTATGCTGGAAATAACTCTGCATCTTGGTCAACAACATCAGATAAACGAGTAAAGAAAAATATTGTAAATAACAATATCGGTCTTGAAAAAATTATGCAAATTCAAGTGCGTAATTTTGAATATCGTAAACCAGAAGAAATTACTGAATTACCACAAGAATTAGCAATTCAAAAAGAGGGCGTGCAACTTGGGGTAATTGCACAAGAACTTCAAGAGGTTATACCTAATTGCGTTAAACAAGAATCCACAGGATTTTTAGGTGTTGACCCTAGCGATTTAACTTGGTATTTAATTAACGCAGTAAAAGAATTAAAAGCAGAAATTGACCAACTTAAAGGAAAATAAAATGACTAAATTAACCCAAGAACAAAAAGTAGCTAAAGATTATTCTGCCGCAATGGATAGCGTAAATCTTCTATTGGCTGGCAAGCCTGAAATGATGTCTGATGAAGATTGGGCAGATACGGTAGTTAGAAATAAAGAACACTTGCAAATTCAAATTGCTAAAGGCGATTACTACGCTGGATATGATTTGCAACCCTTTGAAGATGCCATTAAATAATGACTAATTATCAATGGAAAATATTAGAGACCCTAATTATTGATGGGGCTCTTAAATCCGTTAAATATTGGTGCATGGCAACAGATGATAAAAACTCTGTAATAACTGAGGGTAATTGGAAAATGCTGACGCAGCACATGGTGGATGACGATACAGCCGAACACCAGGTTATCCATTGGCTTGATTTAGATGCTACCCAAGACGGCAAACATCTCATAAAATACAGATTACAAGAGCAACTGGATGCGCTAAGTTTAGCAGCAACAACTAAGCCGCCCTGGGCCGTGGACACATTTAAGGTGACGATATGACACAACCAATCGACATCATCTCTCGCGCCCTTAAAGATATTGGGGCTCTGGAGGCTGGTGAGACTCCCGCGCCTGCGGATTCGCAAGACGCGTTTGATATGCTCAATGATATGTGCGACCAATGGTCCAATGAGCAAATGATGGTCTTTTATAAGACCGAAATCATATTTACCTTAACTTCCGGACAAACCCAGTACACCATTGGTGCTGGAGGCCAAATAGGCGGCACGATTACAGGATCAATTAGCGGCACAACTTTGACTGTCACCAATGTAGCAGCTGGCGCAATTGCTCTAGGTATGACCTTAACAGGCTCTGGTGTGGCAGCTGGCACCAAGATTACGCGCTTTGGCTCTGGTGCGGGCGGCAATGTTAATTCCAATGGAACTTATACCGTAAGCATCTCGCAGACCGTTGCCAGCACTACTATTAGTGCATATTACGAGCGCCCTTTGTCAATTAATTCTGCTTTCGTAAGGGTAAATACTAACTCCAATGGTCAGCCTATTTTGAATGGCGGCTTAGATTACCCAATAACCATTCTCAATTTAGAGAACTACGAGATGATAGGTTTAAAAACCTTAAATGGCCCTTGGCCTCGCGCCCTGTACTACCAGCCAAGCGAGGCGTTGGGAACCATTTTTGTATGGCCTAATCCATCCCAAGGCGAGATGCACATCTTTGCCGATACCTTGTTTCAGCGTTTTACCACCATTAATGATGAGATAGTTATCCCACAGGGCTATTTAATGGCCCTTAGATGGTGTTTAGCAGAGCGTTTGATGCCGATGTATGGCAAAGCCAGCCCAACGCAAATACAGATGATTAATGGCTTTGCTAGTCATGCCAAGGCAACCATTAAGCGCAACAATATGAAACCTATGCAGGTGGCGCGATTTGAGGATTCATTGATTGTTGGTAAGAGAGCAGATGCTGGTTGTATTCTGACCGGAGGCTTTTAATGCCTGACTTTGGATTTGTTGGCGCAGCTTACGAGGCACCCTCTATTTATCAAGATGCCCAGGAATGCATTAATTTTTTCCCAGAAATAGACCCAACTAAACCTCAAGGTGACCGCGGCATTATGGCGCTTTATCCAACGCCAGGACTTGAAACAGTTGCTATTCTGCCAAATCAAGAAGAAGTACGGGGCATTCGTACCCTGTCAGGTGGCACTCAAGTCGTTACCGTATGCGGTGATTTTGTGTATGTGATGGAGTCTGATTACACACCCAAAATGATTGGCCAGATGAATTCCTCAACCGGACTGGTCGGGATTGTGGACAACGGAGTGAATGTCTACATTGTGGATGAGACTTACCGTTATTGCTGGTTTATCTCTAATCCATCCGCAGCAACCTTTACCGGTTCAATATCAACAACAACCTTAACTGTAACCTCTGTTTTAAGTGGAACAATTGCAGTTGGCCAGGCTATTTTTGGACAGGGAATTGACCAAAATACCGTCATTACTGCTTTGGGTACAGGCACGGGCGGAACTGGAACTTATACGGTTAGCGACTCCCAAACTGTAGCGTCAACCACTATTAATTCCAACGCCGCGCCCGCCATCGTAACGGCTGCGATTGCAGGCACAACCTTGACTGTTTCAGCGGTGACTAGCGGAACTTTACGAAT